ACGTAAGCGGGTAAAGTGTAGAATTCTTCACGAACTCCAGACACAAGCTCTAACGCTGTGCTGTAGTCGCCAGGGAGTGTTGCATCTCCGAACTGCAGGTAAGCGTACTGCGAACTATCGCCGAGGTCCAGAGCAGCTATACCATTCTGACCATCTGCGTACCTATTGACGATATGGTTAATATCAGTCTCATCTTTCTCGTCCTGTACGGTTAAAGACGGCATAGTAAATTCAATACCGCAATGATCATGTTCTTCTACGGGATCATAAGCTGTCTTAAATTTCATAGTTTCACCTCCTTTCGCAGGCGCCTAGACGCGGCGGGCGTGGCGTACAAAAAAAGACGATCTCAACGAGACCGTCCTTTTTCTGATACGCTCTTTATTAGATTATCATTTAATAGAATCGCCGTCAACAGGCTGCACATATTCTATGGCGCGACCAACCACGACAGGAATGTGGGACTCATCACTATTCTCAACGTAATAGCGACCGTCGCCGTCACCAAGATTGCCAACATAATACAAAGTAAAATCTTCAGGATACTTTTTAATAAGCATTTTATCATCATTGACTATCCCTTCGAAAGCTCTCAGAGCAATCATATCGTTATGATAAACCTGCGGAGGACTGAACTGTTCAGCCTTGGAATCATAAATGGAATAAAGTCTCAGCGGAACCATCTCCTTTTCTAAGTGCAACTAAATACCTGCGAATCATAAGGTATAACGTAGCTGATATAACGTAATAGTCATTATCAAGGCGAATAACTTTAGAATCATCAGGTTTAAGACGGTAAGCGGCATATTTACTTCCACGAAAAGAATAATAAAAAGGAATATTACGCTTACAACAGAAATTACTAACAGCTCTAAACTCGCTAATAAGCATCACCTCGTTTCCGACTTAATCATAACACAGTCACAATACCTTGTCAAGCTTTCTACCAAGGAAAAACTTATACTTACTTTCCTCAACACGGCAGCGGTCCATCAATCGCTCGAAAGTATTGTTCTCCAAGTAATGCAGCATCTTCTCAATACGGTTATTGCGAATAAACTCCATCCAGTGAGGATGCGTTTCATCGAATTTCTTATCGTAATAACGAGGAGGGCGCATCTTTCTGCCGTTGATAACGACATAATCGTTAGCATAACATTCTTCACCATGCTTTTCAAGCCATTTAAAACCTAAGCCGGGACGATTAGAAGCAACCATAAATTCAGGAATGCGGCCTTTATAGTGAGCAGGAGCCTCTTTACCAGTCTGTTTTTTGACTATATAGCGAGCGACGTAGGCAGCAGAATCAAAACTAAACTCACCAATAAGATGCATACCATATTTCCATATCCTGGCAAAGCGAGCAGAAGTATAAGTGTTATAACCGTCTGTACGGAACCGAAAAATTTTGTCATCAAAATCAATATTAAACAAAATGTAATGATAATGGGGACGACCATGAAGTTCACCATATTCACCACAGCCGAGAAAGCGAATACCGCTGCCATACTCACGACGAAGATTCTTCATGAAAGTCTGATGAAATTTCTTGCTTAAGCTTTTATCACGCGGCAAATGATGATCATCAAAAGTGCAAGTAACGAAATAAGCAGAAGACGAAGAACGGGCTTCGTGAACAGCACGGACAGCCCACTGTCTACTATTTTCGAGACGACAACCGATGCATTGTTTACAAGAACAACGAATGAAACGTCTATCGCCAGCAAGTTCAGGGTGATCGGCAAGGCTACCGTAAAAAATATAATGCTGCTTTCCTTCTTTCGTAAACACTCCTTCGACTGGGCACATAAGCATAGGATTATAACAAACCATATTAATCACCTGTACCGATTGTATCAGGATTAAGTCAGAATGTCAAATTCTAAATCCACCTCGTCCTACTCTTTTAAAATTTCTACGGCGAGATCTGGAGGTACGCCGGAAAAGACGGCGAGAACCTCGCTTAGACAAGCGACGTCGCTTCATTTAGCATCCCTCCAAGAACCGAAAAAACGGCTAGTTTTTTTAGAATCATTCTTATTAGCAACTGGTTCAACAAGCTGCGCAACATCGGTTTGAAAATCCGAGGCAACTTTTTTAGCAGTAGCAGTATTCGAAGAAGCTCTACCTTTAAGAGCTTCAATTAGATCCACAACTTCCTGAATAAAGGGAACAACAACAGAAACAATAAAAGTCAGAATCATAGTAGTTTTATTAGACATATAACTATCTCCTTCCAAAGTAACGACCTCCGAGGAAGCCTATAACATTTTTGACAGTAGAACCAACACCGCTAGCGACAGATCTAGGAGCACCTGTAAGACTTTCAATATTTTTATAGAAATCACGTTCCATACCTGCCATTTGAGTTTGGATATTATCAAAAGCAGCGGCAGAATTAGCACGATTAGCAGCAGCAATGTTGTTCAAAACAGAAGAACTAAGGTAAGAACCCTGAAGACGAAGGTTTTCAAGCTCCAAATTCATCTTTTCAAGCTCATAACCAAGACGTTTTTTATAAGTCTGCTCACGAAGATTCAAATCATTTGCAAGAATACCATTCTGAAGAACTGTACCATGGGTGCTCTGACGCACAGAATCGGCTTCTGCAACGTTTTTATCAATTTGAGATACTGCAAGATGCTCGGCGTTCTTAGCCTGCCTTTCAGCGGCACTAGCGGCTTTAGCAGAGTTCATGGTAGAGCCAATATCACTCATGCCTACAGAAGCAGCTGAAGCTCCAGATATAGAACCGCCTATACCATTAGTTGCAGCAAGAATAGGATTAAGACCAGCTTTACGCATATCTTCTGCGGCCCACTGATAACGATGTTTATAATTTTCAACGTTCCACTCGTTAACTTGTGCTGCATTAGCAGAATTGTAATGATTCTGAGTTGCAGATCCAAAAAGAGAACCAACAACGCTGCCTAAAGTATTAGAAAGCCAAGACATGAAACCAGCTCCTTTTAGAAATGATCAACAAGACCGGGCGTACCAAACATAGGCATTGGACGCACAGTAGTGTAACGGAAACCTATGTCAAGCAAGAACTCAGGCTCACTGGAAACAGCGACAATGCGCTGAATAGGTGGATTTTCCGTAATAAATTCCTCGCTAAGAGCAGGAGGATTTTCGAAGAACTGTGAAAGGTGCCAAATGTCAAGGTTACCACCGACTACAGAGCTACGGAACTTGCCTGTAATCTGCGAAGGTTTATAGCGATATTCGGCATAACGTTCTTGATAGCCGAAAACAGTAGTATCATCTGCATTACCCTGGGCATAGATCTCACGAAGCTCAATAGCCTGTTCGCCAAGGTGAGCGAATGTCGGCCAATAGAAGTCATAGACCGTAGAGCGAAGCCACATCTTATTGATACCCTGCTGATAGGTAAGGTCGGCACGGGCACATACGAAGCCTATAATATAGCCATGTTCAACGAAAGATTTAATGAATCCATGGAATTTGGCAGCAGTAACGCCATAAGCAGAAAGGTTGCCTTGAGGAGAAGTGCTGTCGGTTGCAGAAGTCTGAGCTATTGGATTGACGTTAATCATTTTAGTGAAAGAGCCGAGGAACTCAGGGCGCTGAAGACGAGCGTCAGGAGAAACCACACCAAAGAAAGAGCGAAGCACTTCAGTATACCGACTACCTCCACGAGCAAGGCGTTCATAGAACTTCTGCATCTGAAAAGCTGTACGAAGACCATTTATAGTAATAGCAGAGACATTGGAAAGATCAGCAAGCAAGCCTGATTTGCTACCATCGCCAGTAACATGAACAATTGTTTCTTTTTTCCATTCAGCACCAGTTTCAGTACGAAGAAGCGCGCCAACATTATGAGACATTTCAAGATAGCCAACTGATTCATCAGAGGCAGCAGGAGAGAGACCGAGTCTCTGACCATTACCAAAAACGGGAGCATTACCAATAAGGGATATATTAACACCAGGGCCTTTCTGCGTCCATGGAAGAGCAGAAGTAAAGTAATCATGACGCTTACCACGAGGAGGACAGGCCAAGCCGGGAACAATATTAGTATCTGACGAGAAAACCCAAGAAGGCTGTTCAGCAGATCGGTCAGAGTTCAATACTTCGTTAGCATCGCCTTTCTGAATCTTGACGGATTTCTGGAGGTTTTCGTCTCTAAACCATTCATTCCAAATAAGGTAAACACCACGAAATGGAAGAGCACTAATACCAGTTAAAATTCCAGACGTATTGACGGGCAAGCCGAAATAGTCCCATAGAGAGCCTATATAAGCGTTATCTTTGTTATTAGAAGCAGCAACAGTAGGGATGACATAATCAGTATTATCGTCAGGGTCTTCCTTTTCAAAGCAGAAATTCTCCCAGTGTTCCCAGACAAGGCGGTTTGGTACAAAAAAGAAAAACCAGTCCAGATAAATATTATCCATGATAGGCTTAATAGGAGTAGCCAAACGAGCGAAGTAATTAACAGACAAACGTGTAGTATCGCCAGGCAAAACCTCATCAACAAATATAGGTATAAGCCTGCCTGAATTAAAAGTTGTCTTATAAACATGGGAGCGGTCGAACTTAGTCCTTTTCATGTACATTGCAGGAGCATCGCTGAAGCGATGTCCTCGAACTCTTATTTTATTCCGAGCCAAAATTTCACCTTCTTCGAAGTGTAAACCTAATAATTAACCTAAAGCAAATTATTATTAGGTTTTTAGATTATTTTTGCGTCACCTACGCCAGTTACATCAAGTAAGTAACTGGCTCGGTGACGCCTATTTTTGTGTTTCTTTATTATTTTGTTCTAAAGTGTTACTTTTTTCTTGTGTTTGTTCACTACTTACAGACTGTTGTGGTTCATCAAAGGTATATTTGCTATCATACAGACCTTCCTGCTGGAGATATTCGAGCGTTGCAGGATCATTCAATCGGTTGATGAAGTTCATAGGATCGTGACCGAATTTAGCACGAACGTAAGCGGGTAAAGTGTAGAATTCTTCACGAACTCCAGACACAAGCTCTAACGCTGTGCTGTAGTCGCCAGGGAGTGTTGCATCTCCGAACTGCAGGTAAGCGTACTGCGAACTATCGCCGAGGTCCAGAGCAGCTATA